TCTGAATCAGGCAAGAAAAAAGTGCGCCGCGTCAAGCGGCACACTCTAGCAGACAAGAATGTTGAAAACGGAATTTTAATCTGTCGCAATCCTGCGGTCACCAAGAGATTTAATTTGTTGCTCTACACCGCTATTAGAGCCGGATTCTCGCATGATAGTGCGGAACAGATAGGATACCAACTGCTTCAGAAAACTTCAGTTTCCAAAAGCATAGCGCAGGCAATGGCAGAGCGTTCAAGGCGGACGGGCATAAGTCAGGATAGAGTGATAGAGGAACTGGCGAAGATAGCATTCATGAATGCAGCGGATGTAATCAACACCAATGACGCATCCATACTTGAAGACGCAAGCAGAGAAGATCTTTCATGCATCCAGAGCGTAAAGGTCAAGCAGTCTGATGGTGAAAAAGGAAGCATGATTGAGAGAGAGATCAAACTCGCCGATAAGCTCCGGGCGCTTGAACTCCTTGGCAAGCACCTCGGAATGTTCAAGGACAAACTGGAGATCACGGGGATAGAGGAAGAGCAGTCAAAGCTTGCTGAGCTCCTCCAGCAGCGAAGGGAGAGGCACGGTGATGCCTGATGAGGGTCGGAGAGAAGTTCGACGCATTTATAGATCATGAGGCGCCTGTTGAATTCCTGGAAGGAGTCACGGCAGCGGGCAAGACGACAGTCGGCATCTTCAAATTCATGCTCAAGGTCGCTGAGAGCCCGAAACAGCAGCATATCATAGCGGGTCTGGATACAGGCACTATTGAAAAAAATATCATTGACAAGGACCACGGGATCCGAGATGAGTGGGGAGTCCTTGTAGAATACAATGGCAATGGCACCAAGGACCTGAAGCTCCCGCACATCCTTTTTCACGCGGCTCCGGGAGTAGACAAGAAGATACTGGTCCTCGGCTATGGCGATGCCAAAAGATGGAAAAAGGCGCTGGGCGGCCAGTACGGATGCCTTTATATAGACGAGATCAATATCGCAGACATGGACTTCGTAAGAGAGGCGTCCATGCGCTGCGATTATTTGCTTGGCACGTTGAATCCGGATGATCCGTCGCTGCCTATTTACAGCGAGTATATCAACCACAGCAGGCCGCTCCCGGAATGGAGAGCCGGCACTCCGGTAGAGATACTGGAAGAGCTGAAAGAGGATCCCAAAGAAGGATGGACACACTGGTTCTTCAATTTCGAGGACAATATAGCTCTTACTCCGGAGAAGGTTAAGCGGATTAAGGATAATGTGCCAGTAGGGACCAAGCTATGGAAGAATAAGATCCAGGGCCTGCGGGGCAAGGCAACAGGGCTCGTGTTCAGCAACTTCGACCGTAAGAAGCATGTCAGAACAAAGGCGTGGGCAGAGCAGTTCAAGTCGAGAGAATCTGATCGGCGCCTTACCAGGGAGCAGCTGCGCAGGACAGAAAGGTTTATGTACTTCTCGGCAGCGGTCGACACATCATACTCACAGAAGTCACCGGATACAATTGCAATGTCCTTCCTCGGGATCACAAACAAGGGACGCTGCGTTGTCCTTGATGAGAGAGTCTATAACAATGCGGAACTGTCAGTGCCGATCGCACCGTCAGACACTGTCAAAAACCTCATAGCTTTCCTGGACAGGAACCGGAAAGAATGGGGCTTTGCCAAGAATGTGTTCATAGACTCAGCTGACCAGGCAACGATCACCGAGTGCGCTAAGTATAAGAGGATATACGGATGCCTTTACACATTCGGCGACGCCTGGAAGAAAGAAAAGATAATAGACAGAATCAACACACAGCTCGGATGGTTTGCGGACGCAGGCTCCGAGCCGTGTTTTTATGTGTTGGAGCACTGCACAAAATATATTCACGAGCTCGAAGTCTACAGCTGGAAAGAGGATAAGGACAACGAGCCGGAAGACAAGAACGACCATATGGTCAACTCCGTGCAGTACGGCTGGTTGCCGTATGAGGAGAAGATCGGAATCGGAAGGAGGAAACAGACCTGATGGGCTGGTTCAGAGATTTTGTATTTAAGCTTTTAAAAATTCAGCCGGCACCGGAAAGGCGGATCATGATCAAAGAGCCGCTGTCCTTCCGGGGAAATGTGCTCAAGAATCAGATCTGGTACAGAGGGGATCCGCAGGAGCTCAGCCAGTTCTTCAAGCAGGCAGGAGCAGGAGACACGGACACGAACAGGTTCTGGGCAGCGGTGCCGCACGGAAAGGTCAGGAAGATCCACAGCGGGATTGTAGCGATCGTCATAGACAGGTACAAGGATATCATCACGGCCGATTTCGATGGCGTGGATTTCGGAGAGCCTGAAGATTCTCATCCTATCGCGGACACATGGGAAGAGATAGCCAAGGACTGTGATTTCGCAGGGCTCATGGGTGACGCCATCGCCGGCGCCCTTTCTTCAGCTGATGGAGCATTCAAAATATCAATCGATGCAGAGAGCAAGTACCCAATTGTAGCCTTCTACGAGGCCGACAGCGTGGAGTTTATTACTAAAGGCAGGAAAGTCACCGCCGTCAAATTCTATACGCCGTACAAGGTCGATACGAAGGAGTACAGGCTTGAGGAAGAATATGGAATCGGATATGTCCGTTACCGTCTGTTCAGCGAAGACGGAAGGCAGGTGGACATGTCCGAAGTGGAAGAAATCGCCGGTTTGAAGGATACGACCTTCAACGGCGATTTTATGATGGCGGTTCCTCTGGTCATCCTGCGATCGGGGAAGTGGAAGGGCCGCGGCAAGGCATTATTTGATTCCAAGACGGACGCACTTGACGCACTGGACGAAGTGATCAGCCAATGGCTTGATGCTGTCAGGATGGGTCGTGTCAAAAGGTATATCCCGGAGGACATGGTTCCGCGGGATCCGAACACTGGCCAGCTGATCGAAGCGAACGCATTCGACAATGACTTTATAGCTGTCGGCTCCATGAAACTGGAAGGAGCACAGGACAAGATCGATGTCTCCCAGCCCCAGATCAGCTATGAGGCATATGTCAACAGCTATGCCTCTTTCATGGACCTGGTCCTGCAGGGAATCATGAGTCCGGCCACACTGGGTATCGACCTTAAGAAGACCGACAATGCGGAGGCGCAAAGGGAAAAAGAAAAGGTCACGCTGCACGTACGTGGAAAGATCGTAGAGGCGCTTAGCAAAGCTCTTCCCCAGCTGATCGAGAGGATCATGATGGTAAACGACCTGATCAGCGGCCCGGCAGCAGGCGAGTATGAAGTCTCGGTCAAGTTCGGCGAATATGCGTCTCCGGATTTTGACTCAACGGTTGAGACTGTGGTCAAAGCCAAACAGGGCGGCGTAATGAGCATTGAGCAGTCCGTTGAGGAGCTCTACGGCGACACGTGGACCAGGGAAGAAAAGGACGCCGAAGTGGCCAGGCTCAAAGCGGAGCAGGGGATCGTTGAAATGGACGAGCCGGCAGTAAACCTTGATGCAGAGGAGGGCGACGATGGCAACAGTAGTGATCAGGAAAAGAGCCTGGAAGATGAGCCAGGCGCAGGTAAAGGAGATCCTGAAGCTGGCGAGTGAGAAAGTGCCGTTCGGTGTATATGCCATTAGAAAGGGTGCCGATTATTATGAGCTGATGAACCTGCCTGCATCCAGCAAGTCAGAGATCAAACACTACAGGAATAAGCTGCGAAGCCAGGGGATAAAGGTCTACTGCAATGGCATTTGAAGATTATGATGTGAAACAGGCCTTTGCCAGGATCGAGGAAGAACTGATTTCCTCCATGATGCGCAATCTGGCAAACCACCTAAAAGAAGAGTCTGACGAGGGGTTTGACTGGAGCCAGTGGCAGGTCGAACAGCTGAAGCACCTTGAGGAGTACAGAAAGCGGAATAAAGAGAAATTCGGGCCGCAATTCGCTGATATTAATCAGAAAATGCAGGAAGCGATCCAGGACGCAGTGGACAGAGGACAGAAGGATGAAGAGATCCGGATCCTGAAGGACCTGGCCGCGAATAAGAAGATACAGCGCAGATATGCGAACCAGCATAAAGCATCGATCGAGGCGCAGGGAGACGCCTTCTTCCGGGTTAATGACAATAAGCTTGAAGCATTGATGTCGGCCACGCAGAACGATATGGAGAAGGCGGAACAGGCCGTTCTGAGGCGTGCCAATGACCAGTACCGCAAGATCATATTCGATGCGCAGGTGTACGCCAATACCGGCGCCGGGACTGTTGAGAAAGCCGTTGACATGGCTGCAAAGGACTTCCTGTCACGTGGCATAGACTCGATCGAATACAAGAACGGCACAAGGCACACCATCAAAGACTATGCGGACATGTACATCCGCACAGCTGAGCGCAGGGCTTACCTCATGGGAGAAGGCAACAAGCGCAAGGAATGGGGAATGAGCCTTGTTCTTGTGAACAAGCGAGGATCTATGCGGGACGGCAATTACGGTACCGCCTGCCCGCAGTGCATTCCATGGCTCGGCAAGGTTCTGATCGACGATGTGTATTCTGGTGGGAAACCTGATGGGAAACACAAGCTCCTGAGTGAAGCGATGGCAGCGGGCTTCCTCCATCCCAGATGTAAGGACGGATTCACGACATATTTTCCAGGCATCAGCTCCACTCCGGATCCGGATGCGACCAAGAAGGAGCTGAAGGAAGCGGCCAAGGCAGAGAAGAAAGAGATAAAAAAACAGTACGCCGAGAGACAGCAGGAGCGATTTGAGAGACTGGCGGAGTACAGCCTGGATCCGGAGAACAAGAGGATATATGATGCTCGGGCGGAGCGCTGGGCAAAAATTGTAGAGAACGAAAAGCATACGGACGCAAAAAGTATAGCAAATGCTATACGAAGAACCTTTTCAGATCCAGTGGAAGGCAAAAAGATTGTCGGTTTTGATCAGCTAAAAGATGAAGACAGAAAGGCATTTCAAAAAGGACTCAGAAAAGCGGATCCTGTTGTTAAAGGAGTTCTTACTGATTTATTCCGAGATGCTGATTACGTGCTTGGAACAGCAATTAACAAGTGCATTCGCAAAAAGAACCGTTCAATAATATGCTTGGTTGATGGTTTTACTCCAGATGCTTTAGCCCACGAATTATTTCATAGCCTTGATGATGCAAAGTCAATTAGTAGCAGCTTGGAACTATATCTGCTTAGTGATTGGATAGGTCTTCAAAATAAGGCGAGCGGATATAAAGATGTCGGGGATTACTTGTATTCGGTATTTCCTGATGCCTTTGAAAGTAGTACTATATACTCAACAAGAAAGCTGAAAGAAGAGTATAGGGGTATTTCTGATATTATTGATGGGTTATCAGGTAAATCTGTACAGCTTGGTTATGGACACAAGCGAGCATATTGGCTTATAAAAGGCAATATTGAAGCAGAAGCATGGGCACAATTAGGCAGGATATATTACAGTAATGACGCCAACGTAAGGGCTATGTTGACGGCTCTATTTCCGTCTTTTGAAGGCGAAGCTGTGTCAATCTTGAAAGGGTTATAAAATGTGGAAAGGAAAAGTCACACAGGAACTCAAAGATCTTGCGCTAAAATATACAGAGAGATTCGGTTCATATGTGGACGGGTATGATGACATCGATCCTAATGCCTGGACATATGAGGAATTTGTGGCTTTAATCAAGACCGCATTAGAAGAAGATCTTGAAATACCGGATTTGCTTGATTTTTAGGAGGCATTATGCAGGACTTCCGCATAATCTACAGAATCTTAAAGATTCTTCAGCAGTCAATGGACCTGGAAGAGTTCGACTGTAATAACCTGTCGGCAGAGAGACTTGGGCTGTCAGAGCCTAAATGGAGCCGCCTTATGGCCATGCTCCTGAAGGAAGGATATATCAGCGGGGGAGAGGCCTGGAATTCAATGGATTGCAGGTACCCGCGTGTAGTACTTACGCGGCCGGAGATCACACTGAAAGGGCTGGAATACCTGGAAGAAAACAGCCTGATGCGGAGGGCCGCAGACATGGCGAAAGGAATAATTGATATTGTGACGTGACCACCCAGAGATGGGTGGTTTTCTTATGCAAGAAAGGACCAAATGAAAGCAGTAAAAGCAGAATATGCCAACGTGGTATTCACAGCAGAAGGCTGTTACGACCTTCCCGCGACCCGATGTGTGAGCCCAGACGGTAAGGAGGAGATAGAGACCGTATGGGAGCTGAGCGACGAGGAAGTCGAACAGATCCGGAAAGAGAAGAAGATATATCTTTACATCTTCGGACGGTCCATGCCGCCTGTCTGTATCCAGACACAATCTGATATCGTTTGCTAAACAGTTGCCTGAACTCTTTGTCCTGGCGACGCCGGCGCCTGCCCGAACTGCTACCGGGTGGGCGCTTTTAATATGCCGCTTAAGCCATTGGATCGGTCAGGTTCCTCCTGCCTGCATATCCGGGTTCGAATCCCGGAGGCGGCCTCGTCCCTCTGGTATCTCCGGACGCAAAATGGAGAGACAGAAGCCGAGGACTGAACCTCGAAAAAACAATGATCTGAAAGGAGCAAAAAATGAAAAAAGAAGAATTTGTCGCATTGGGAATCTCTGAGGAACTGGCAAAGAAAGCTGCTGATGCCTCGACAGAGGAACTGAAGGGCTTTGTGCCTAAGACTCGTTTCGATGAGGTCAACGAGGAGAAAAAGAACCTTCAGACCGCGAAAAAGAAGGCGGAGGATGATCTCGAAGAGCTGAAGAAGACCGCAGGGGATAATGAAGCTCTTACTAAGCAGATTTCTGCCCTGCAGGAGGCGGCCAAGCAGAAGGACACCGAGTACGCATCCCAGATCAAAGCCATGAAGATGGCAAACGCGATCCGGCTCGGTATTACAGATGCACAGGACGCAGATCTTGTGGCCGGGCTGGTTGATCAGTCCAAGCTTATACTCGGCGATGACGGAAAGCTGACAGGGCTTGAAGAACAGCTCAAGACCATCAGAGAGAGCAAACCCTTCCTGTTCAAGGCAAAGGAGCAGGACAAGGGAGAAAAGCAGGGCGCCGGGTTCTCTGTCGGCTCCACACAGGGTGGAAACGCCGGTGGCGGTGTAGGCGGTGATGGAGATAAGCAGCTCTCCATGAGGGAGGCCATTGCGGCAAAACTCAATGCACAGAGTGGTGGCGGAAGTGCCACATGAAAGGAGTAAATAATGCCCGTAACATTAGCAGAAGCAAAAAAGAACGTGCAGGATGACCTGCAGATGGGCGTGATCGATGAGTTCCAGAAGAACAACTGGATCCTCGAGCACATCACATTCGACGACTGTGTCTCCCCTACGGGAGGCGGCGCGACGCCGACATACGCATACACCAGACTGCTTACACAGCCTACGGCAGCCTTCAGAGCGATCAACACTGAGTACACGCCTCAGGAAGCCACCAAGCAGCGCCATACCGTCGATATCAAGGTATTCGGCGGTGCGTACGAGATCGACCGTGTACTGGCCAACTTCGGCGGTATCGTCTCCGAAGTTGAACTGCAGCAGGCTCAGAAGATCAAGGCGGCCCAGGCGCTTTTCAACGATACCTTCATCAACGGCGATTCTGCAACGGATGCCAATGCTTTCGACGGCCTTGAGAAGGCCCTGACCGGAAGCTCCACAGAATTCAATGCATCCGGATCCGCGATCGACCTGTCCACTTCCGCAGCGATCGACACCAACTACAAGATGTTCCTCGACATGCTGGATGAATTCCTGATGGGCCTTGACGGAACACCGTCCTGCATCATGGGAAATACCAAGCTGATCGCAAGGCTCCGTGCCTGCGCCCGCAGAGCATCTATGTACCAGGTCACAAAGGGTAACTGGGGTGAGCAGGTCGAGTCTTACGGCAATATTCCTTTTGTCGACATGAAGACGAAGGCCGGCACAAATAATGATGTTATCGCGACAGACGGCACCGCCGGCACAACATCCCTGTATGTGGCCCGCCTCGGCCTTGACGGCCTCCATGCGGTATCTTTTGCGGGAGTCGCACCTGTGCAGACATGGCTGCCTGATTTCACTACGGCAGGAGCAGTGAAGAAGGGCGAAGTCGAGATGAATGCCGCGATCGTCCTGAAAGCGACCAAGGCAGCAGGCGTCTTCAGAAAGATCAAGGTGTCCTGATGGCTCGCATCATAGCGCCGAATAAGCAGTACGCCGGTGTCAGTGCCGGCGTACCCTTCACCGGCGGAGAGGGACACACTGACAATGAATACCTCATCAAATGGTTCCATGATCATGGTTATGAGGTGATCGAAGAGCCCGAGGCAGAGCCGGAAACAGATCCGGGTAAGCAGTCCGGAACAGTTACGGAAAACGCAGCAGATGAATCTTCTGCAGATAAACCGGCAGAAGAGACGGCAGTTGCGCCGGCGCAAAAGAAGGGCAGAAAAAAGGAGGGGTAAGATGTCTTATGAGCCTTACGCTACGTTAGATGACTACGACGATCTGCTGGAAAATGCGATAGAAGTAGAAGAAGCTGATCTGCTCCAGGCGTCAAGGCACATCGACAGCCTGACTTATAACCGGATCGTAGCCCGGGGATTCGGTAATCTGACCCCGTTTCAGCAGGAGATCATAAAGGAAGTGGTATGCAGACAGGCCATGTTTGAAGTTGAGAATGCGGACGCGATCAGCTCTGTCCTGTCGTCTTACTCGATCAATGGAGTCAGCATGGCCTTTGGGTCCAGCTGGAATGTTTTTGTTGAGCACGGCGTGGCCATGCGCAGAGATGTGTATTTCCTTCTGCAGCAGACCGGACTGTGCTGCAGATTGCTGAGGTGACGGTATGATCTACCCCAAACTGGTGCCTGACAGTGTATGTAAGACACCGATTCGCATAGTGATTGAAGAAGAAGGCCTTGATGAGGACGGAGCTCCCATTGAGGCCTTTGCTGCAGACCTTAAATGTAACTGGCAGGACAGTGCCAAAACAGTTCTTACCGGCCAGCAGAAGTATGTGAGGATCACAGGGAAAGCACTGTTCAATGGTGATATCTGCCCCAAGGTGCCGGTGATTTCATCCGGATATGGGATCATATTCGGAGAACGCAGGGAGATCTGCGAGGGGATCAAAAACCGTAATCCGGATGGAACAGTCAACTATACGGAGGTGAGATTCCAGTGAGCGGTAAGGCTAATGTGAAGGTAACGATCCATGCAGAATACCTTAAAGAACTGGACGAAGCCGCACAGAGAGCCCTGGTGCAGACAGCGAAAGCTGTTTATGAGGAAGTTGTGCAGGCGCAGGTCATGCCTTTCAAAGAAGGCCATCTGCAGAATGATGCGACATTTGTCGACTCCAGTGAAGCCGGCAGCGGTCATGTAGATCTTGTGTCCAGTACTCCGTATGCCCGCCGGCTGTACTACCATCCGGAATACCGGTTTGATAAGACAGAGAACCCGAACGCCGGAGCAGGCTGGTTTGACGACTGGGCGGAAGGCGGTGCCAATCAGAACTTTGCCGGGGAGACATTTGCGGCGCTTTTCAAAAGGGAGGCGGGATTATGACACTTGCTGAGATAAGGGACTGGCTGAAGACACTGGAAACTGCTGAGAACTATTATATAGGCCGGATCGAGAACAAGAAGGAGCGCTCGATCGGCGTATACGAAGGGACGGCGGCAGGACGCCCTGTAATGGCTTTGGGAGGACTGAAGAACAGTTCGTATGATATCCGGGCAGTGTCACTCCTTCTTCACTGGAACAGGAATAGGAACGAGACCGAGACAGCGGCCAGATCTTTATGGGATAAGCTGATCGAAGTCAATAACGTGGATGCAGGTGAAAACCACATCCAGTACCTGCAGATGACTGTACCCGAACCTATCGGCGTGGGTACGGACGGAAGCGGGGTTTATGAGTACGTAATCAATTTTAATCTTTATTATCGGAGGTAGAATATGGCGGCTACTACAGGAGTATATCCTTGTTATAAAAACCAGTTCCAGATCGGGACAGGTGCTAACGGACAGACCATGTCTAACATCGCTGACTGTGAAACATTTGGTGTAGCATTCGACAACGGTGTAGAGGAATGGCATCCTTTCGAGCAGGAGGGTTGGATCAGGAGACTGCTTACTGCCAAGGGCGTTACGATCACCGTAACTGCTAAGCGCAATGTGGGCGATACCGGCAACGACTTTATCGCAGGCCTTGCCTGGGAGAATGGCCGTGATGCTGAAGCACCTTTCCAGTGGACGTTCCCGGATGGCACAAAGATCGTGTTCAACGATGCGGTTATCAATGTAACCAATCTCGGATCCGGAGAGAGCACCAATGTTGCTCCGCTTGAGTTCGAAGTCCTTTCCAACGGAAAGCCCACAGTAACGCCGGCGCCGGCAAGTGCTGGAGCTGGGACGTAAAAGATTCACGGAATAAAGGAGGAGAAAAACGTGACTTACGACATCACAGAGAAACTGAATTTTGATGCAGACCCTAAGCTGAAGATCAATGATACGGAGCTGACTATCAAATCAGATGCGGAAAATGTCCTGCAGATCCTGGACATCCTGCAGAATAATGGCGAGGTGGAAGCAGCAGTCAAATGCATTCCCATCCTGCTCAGCAAGGAGGACCAGGAGAAGCTCAACTCCCTGCACCTTAAAATGAATGACTATATCAGCGTGATGGAGGCTGCTGTGTCTCTGGCGCTTGGCGAAGATCCCGGGGAAAACAATCAGGGGGAATAAGTGACCCATACTATTCGTTGGACGAGGACTGGGATCTGATCGTGGCATCATTCCGGTCCCAGTATGGGATAAGGCTCACACGGGAGCTCCACAATATGAAGTGGAGAGAGTTTGCTGCATATATGGCAGGGCTTGATGGCAAGTCCCCTCTGGGAAGGATCATTTCAATCCGGGCAGAGGACGATCCGGAAGTGCTTAAAAGGTTCACGCCGGAGCAGAGACGGATAAGATCTATGTGGAGATCCCGCAGGGCCAAAGAAAGGCCACAGGAAGATGTGAATGCCTTCATCGAATCAATGAAGAAGGCGCTGATCAAAATGGCAGGAGGGAGCGATGCTTAAGCAGAAGTGCCCCAAATGCGGCAGGGTACTCCAGCTGATCGAGTACGGAAAAGGAGAGATCAAGTGCCCCAGGTGCGGGCATATTGTGAAATACGAATATAAAGGCAACGAGCAGAGAGAGCGCCCAAAGAGCAGCTGAGTCAACCGGCCTTGCAGATAAAGTAAGGCAGGTGAGGACATGGCAGAGAGTAATGCTGGCGAAATTAAGCTTGGAGTAGGACTATCGACAGATCCTCTGCAGGAACAGGCTCCAAAAGTTGAGAAAACCGCTGAAAAGGTGGGCAAATCTATTGGCGAGGCTGTAGACAAAGGATCAACCGAAACTCTGAAAAAGGCATCCGAGAAGATTGGAAGAACTGCAGAGAAAACCGGAACAGATTCAGGCCGTAAGTTCACGGGAGGATTCAAAAAAAGCCTTGACAGCAGTTCGGGCGGTATCATCGCGTCAGCTGTCAAGCTGGCAGGGAAACTGGCGGCAGTATTTGCAGGGAAGAAAATATTTGACTTCGGAAAGTCTGCCATAGAAGCAGGCTCTGAGCTGTCAGAGGTGCAGAATGTTGTTGACTCAACATTCACCCGCATGGGAGATAAAGTAGACGAATTTGCCCGTAATGCAGCCGCCAAGTTCGGCCTCTCTGAGACGATGGCCAAAAGGTATGCCGGAACATTTGGGGCTATGGGGAAGGCATTCGGATTCTCCGAGGAAAAAGCCTACGAGATGAGCACTGCCCTGACCGGTCTTGCAGGCGATGTAGCATCGTTCTACAACATTACACAGGATGAGGCCTATACAAAGCTTAAATCCGTCTTTACAGGCGAAACAGAAAGCCTTAAGGACCTCGGCGTTGTAATGACGCAGGCTGCTCTCGATGATTATGCATTGAGATCCGGACTTGGCAAGACGGTGCAGCAGATGTCGGAAGCCGAGAAGGTGACACTCAGATATGGTTTCGTCATGGATCAGCTGTCAACGGCTTCCGGAGACTTTTCAAGGACTGCAGACGGATGGGCAAACCAGGTAAGGATTCTTACTCTGCAGTTCCAGTCCCTGAAGGCGGCGATAGGTCAGGGACTGATCGCGGCGCTTAACCCTGTGATCCATGCAGTCAACCGCTTTATGGCGGTACTGGTAAAGGCAGCCAATGTGTTCAGTGCGTTCATGCAGAAGCTGTTCGGTGTCAAAACGGCAGCGGGCGCAATGGGGTCGGCGGTCTCCGGAGCAATTGACAATATCACTGGGGGAACAGCTGACGCGATCAATGGCATTGATGGTGTCGGGAATGCGGCATCAGGAGCGGCCAAGAAAGCTACGAAGGCGGTTCAGCAGCTCAAGCGCACACTGGAAGGCTTTGATCAGATCACCAAGGTTAAGGAAACAGCTGATGCGGCTGCAGGATCAGCTGGAAGCGGTGGAGGAGGCGGTGCCGGCGGAGGAATAGGAGGATCCGACGCAGGAGCCATGGAAGATTTCGCTTCTGCCACGGAAGCAGCAGGCGAAAGCATGAGTAAGCTCGATGCTCTTGTCGATCGCTTTAAAGAAAAACTGGATCCGGCAAGAAAAGCCCTGGAAAGGCTGCGGGAACAGCTGGAAAAACTGGGCGGACACCTCGGAGAAGGCCTCAAATGGCTTTATGACAATGTGCTCGTACCCCTAGCAGATTGGACCATAACGGAGGTTATTCCTCGATTTTTTGACACGCTTGCCAATGTGCTGGATATATTTGACAGCGTCCTTGTGGCGCTTCAGCCGCTCTGGCAGTGGTTCTGGGATAACGTTCTCAAGCCTGTTGCAGAGTGGACTGCAGGGGCTTTTCTGACAATATGGGACAAGATCAATGAGGTATTAGCTAAGTTCGGCGACTGGTGCGATAAAAATGCGGAGAAGATACAGGTTGCGGCTGTAGCCATAGGATCCTTCTTTGCGGCATTAGGGGTCGTGAAGGTTGCCGGAATTATAGCCGGGATCATCGGGAAGCTTTCCACATTCGCAGGCACTGTTATCGGGATAATTTCATCGATATCATCGTTAGGCGAAGGAATTTCTCTGATTGTATCTCTGTTAGGCGGCCCACTGGTCCTTGGAATAGCAGCGGCAATAGCTGCCGGTATTCTGATATGGAAAAACTGGGACAAGATCAAAGCGGTCGGTAAAAAAGTCGCAGAATCCATAAAGGACAGTATTGAGAAAGTCCGAAAAAAGTTTGCCGACATAAAGAAAAAGATCGACGGCTTTGCTTCAAAAGTAAAGGAAAAGTTTGAAGCAATCAAGGAGACGATAAAATCGGTTAAAGAATTTATCGAAGATCTCCCGAATAAGTTGACAATTGACGCTGCAGTAAGCCTGGTAAAGAAGGGCTGGGACAAAGTATCGGATTTTGTTAAGAAGTATACCGGTCCAATAGTCGAGAAGGCGATTAGCCTTGCAAAGAACGGCTGGGATAATGTTAAGAGCTGGATTGAGAAGAAGAACTTCGGAGGAAAGGTCGAGAAGGCAATCGACCTTGCAAAGGACGGCTGGGATAACGTTAAGAACTGGATCGAGAAGAAAAACTTCGGAGCGAAAGTCGAGAAGCCGATCGATGTTATCCGGAACGGCTGGGCGAGTATAAAAGACTGGATCGAGAAGAAAAACTTTGGAGCGAAAGTCGAGAAGCCGATCGATGTCATACGTAACGGCTGGTCGAGCATAAAGGACTGGATCGAGAAGAAATTCTTCGGCGGCAAGGTCGAGAAGAAAATAGATCTAGGAAAGGCCTGGAAAACTGTAGCTGACTGGATCCTTAGCAGGATGGGAGGGTCAGTCAATAAAAATATAGGTCTCAGTAAGATATGGAGCACCGTTGCCTCCTGGATTAATGAAAGGATGGGAGGTGCCGTACAAAAAACCATAGGCCTTAGCAAAACATGGGGGACGGTAGCATCCTGGATTAGGGAACGGTTAGGTGGAGCAGTTGACAAAACAATCGGTCTGACGAAAACATGGAGTACAGTGGCATCATGGGTCAGGGATAGAATAGGCGGCACAGTCGAAGTTGGAATAAGCCTGTTTCGATCAGGATGGAACACCGTAAAAGGCTTTGTTGACAGATTTGAGCGAGGCGGCTCTATCGGAAGAAATGGCACTATCAGGTATTTTGCATCAGGAGGAAAGATAAAAGGCAGCACTGCAACGTGGTTTGATGCATTACCTCACTACGCGGCAGGAACATCAAAAGCCCATGGTACGGCCTTCATAGCCGGCGAAAATGGACCTGAGATAGTCGGTAATGTTAACGGATCGACAGAGGTACTGAATAAAAGCCAGATTGCGGCATCCGTAAGCTCGGGAGTAATGAGAGCGCTTATAGGCGGAAGGGCATTTAGTGCTGATGCATATATTCCAAGGCTTATTGATGTCGGAAATGGGATCCGCCAGGACCTTGCGCCGATTGTTCAGCTGGCACGAAGTGCAGAATCTGCGCAGGCATCCGGAGGAATCGCTGAAATGGTACAGATTCTCAGGCAGATACTGAGGCTGCTCGAAACACTGGATTTCGATGTAAAGATCGATGGCAAGAGCCTGAAAGATCATCTTGTAAGGCTGATCAACGAGAATACGCAGGCGACAGGAGTCTGCGAGATCATAGTATAGGGAGGCAGATATGGCGGCATATCCTACTATACAGGCAAATGGCGTCACGCTGCCGTCGCCTGACGAATTAAAAATAGCTGATGAAATCATATGGTCTGCAAATACAGGAAGATCTACGACCGGTAAAATGATCGGGGATGTAGTGGCGGAGAAGCAGACTATAGATATACAGTGGGGAGTTATCACGTATGCTGAGTATAAAAAAATAAGGACAAACATTAAGAGTGGATTTCATCCATTCAAACTTGTGCTTGGTGGTGAAACTATCACGATAACAGCATACCGCGGAACTCTTTCTGCCGGGTCAGTCATCCATGCCGGAGGAGTGACGTACATCAAAGGAGCGAGTGTGACTATAATCCAGCAGTAGGAGTTTAATTATGATAAGTACAAGTGAAGCGTTTGCCGGGAAGATCAGAGAGTCTTCCCGGTATTTTTCTGCCCGTTTTCTGGCCGGAGATCTTGAAGTGGCCGGAAGCATCAGGAGGATTGTAATTCACTGGGGATCGTCCGGAGCGGACAGTCTTGTGTTCGGAGCAGTCTATTCATCGTTCATTGAAGTCCAAATGGATGGAAACGAATCGGCGCTCGAAGGGCAGGAGCTACAATTGCAGATAGGGCTCATGACGGAGGAAGGCGTATACGAGTATATCGGAATGGGATACTACACGGTAGAGCATCCGGCAACAAGCGTATATGATACGACTTTCACGGCAAAAGGCCGGATCACATCGAAAATGGCAGGAACGTTCCGCTGGCCTGAATCACTGAGCATTGCAGCGATTATTGCAGCATTGGAAGATCAGGCAGACCTTAGGATTACCGTAGATGCGGGAATTGACCAGACTATGTGTATCCTAAAAAAGCCTAAGGAGATGTCCTGCAGGGATGCATTAGGAGTCATTGCATCAGTAATAGGCGGCTATGCGACAGAGATGCCGGATGGTTCGGTGCATGTCAGTGTATATACATCAACTCCTAACATTGATGTCGACGGAGATCTGATGACCAAGCTGCCGACTGCAGCAGATTACAATAACACGATCAACGGGATCAGGGTTGTTGTCAGTGCGGAGACAACAGATGACGACGGCGATGTAACGCCGGGAGTCTCGTTTTCTTCTGGCGATGTGGACACGGAAGTAGATTGTGAATACATGACGGAAGCCATGTTTGCGCCGTATGCAGCCCGTATTGTCGGGTATAGTTACAGACCTGCAACAGTGCATCTGGCGCTGGGAGATCCGCGCATACAGCCGCAGGATGTACTCAGTGTTACTGATACCAGAGGAAATCAGTATGTAGTGCCGTGCATGAGCATAATCCATACATTTGACGGCGGTTTCCAGACAGAAGTCAGCACTCCTAACCCGGAATCATCTACCAACATTAAAGGAAGCCTCGGGAAGGCAGTTAACATGATAAAAATGGAACTGCTGGAGGTACAGAGACTATTTGCAAAGTATGCCAGAATCGACCTGATCAATGTTGACCGAATAGAGTCCAGAGACGGATCGACATACTGGGACCTCACGACAAATGAACTCTGCCTTGGAGGCTATCTGCTGAGTACAACTCCGGAGTACGCCGTATCAGACTCACCCGAGACAGAACCTGAGTCAGGGTGGAGCGGAGAGTCCCCGGCCCATCGCGTGGGTGAGTATATATGGCAGAGATTTGCGCTGCATCATGGAGATGGGACAACAGAATACACAGATCCCGTATGCCTCCAGGGAACTGATGGAGAACGCGGGACAGGAATATGGAAGATCACGACTGCTCCATCTTCTTACACAACCAAGGTTGGCGATTTTACACCCAAATTCCGGGTTGCATTAAGCACTGTATTATCACAGTCAGGGGCAACCAAAATAATGGTGGGTGACATCATCGAGAGAAGCTATAACCATTACGCCGTGGGATATGTGGACAGCACTTATGTGTATCTTGGAGCCGCCACATCCATCAGGGGAAGCCAGGGGCCACAGGGACCTCAGGGCGAAGCTGGCCATTCTCCCACGATCACCACGGAAAAGGTCGGCACAGTCACAAAGATCTATGCGGACGGTGTGGAGATCGGAAGCGTGGACGATGGAGCGGATGGATCCACTCCCGCGATCACGGCGACTAAATCGGGAGGCGTGACAACCGTCAAGGTTGACGGTCAGAGCATCGCAATGATCAACGACGGCTCAAGCGTCACAATCAAATCCGCGACCAAGACGGGAGGGCAGACAACCCTTGTTCTGGTCGATTCATCGGGAGAACATACCCTGACGATCGACGACGGCACGGACGGCGACGACGGACAGCCGGGTGATTCCGGATACGTCCACATCGCATGGGCAATGAGCGCGGACGGCACGGAGGGCTTCTCCACAAGCGACTCAACCGGGAAAACCTATCTCGGGTCCTATACGGACCACACGGCCGCGGACTCCACGAATCCCACGAAGTATAACTGGTCCCGAATAAAAGGTGAGCAGGGTATACAGGGTCCCCAGGGAGAGCAAGGTGAGCAGGGTGAGCAGGGACCCCAGGGCGAAAAGGGTGATCCCGGAAAGTCGCTGGTCAGCGTCACAGAATATTACGCCCGGAACAACTCGACCACGGCACCGGCTGACAGCGCTTTTAATACCACTGTCAAGACTCCAACGGCATCCGAAAAGTACGTCTGGAATTACGAGCTCCTGACCTGGAATGATAACGGCACGACAAGCACGACCAAGACGCCCAAGCACATCGTCGCCGTGTACGGCGACAAGGGCGATCCGGGAGCGACGGGAAGCGATGGAAAGTCGCTGGTCAGTGTCACGGAATACTACGCCCGGAACAACTCGACCACGGCACCGGCTGACAGCGCTTTTAATACCACTGTCAAGACTCCAACGGCATCCGAAAAGTACGTCTGGAATTACGAGCTCCTGACGTGGGATGATAACGGGACGTCGAGCACGACCAAGACATCAAAGCACATTGTGGCCATATACGGCGACAAAGGTGATACAGGTCCGCAGGGGCCGCAGGGTGAACAGGGAATACAGGGCGAGCAGGGCATTCAGGGACCGCAGGGTGAACAGGGCGAGCAGGGCGAGGAAGGTGAGCGCGGAACAGGGATCCTTAAAGTATCCACGGCTCCAACCGCTTACACGATCGCCGTATCCGGTTACACACCTGCCTACCGCATGGCCCTTTCTACGATCATCTCCCAGTCAGGAGCTGAGGAGGTCCTTGTGGGGGACATCGTGGAGTACAGCTACTGGCATTACCCGATCGGCTATGTTGACAGCACGTATGCCTACATGGGAGCCCGGACGAGCATTAGAGGCGCACAAGGCCCGGCAGGAAATCCCGGTGAACAGGGGGACGCAGGTCTGACCCTGGTCGTCAACTCTGACAACGGCTCCGTCATGCAGCCCGACAGAACCGTCACCGTCACCCTGACAGGTGAGGTCCAGCGGGACGGCGAGGATATCGACCCGGACGGCGAGATATATGCTTACAGATGGTGGCAGTACAAGGATAACAGCAGCAAACCTACATATCTCGGAGTGGGGAAGGAGATCACGCTGGTGGTCAACGGCCGGCTCTGCGATGTGACGACAGGTGTGTTCTTCGAGATCATTGAGAACACTGAAAACGGGATCATGCTTACGACGGACGGCAAGCTCTACGGGGGCATCAAAAAGTGCCTTGTTCGGGAGGTCAGGAACACGTCCGGGACGTTAACTAAGATTCAGTATCTGACAGCGAGGTATAACTTCTCATGAAATCTGCACCATTTACCATAACCAGGCTGCCCTCTGCGGGGCAGTATTTTGTGCAGGATGAAGATCCCGCGGCAACGGCCAAGGAAGGGGATCTGTGGATTGATACGGCAGCGGGGAGCGTGAACGTGCGGCGAAACGGTCGCTGGGTAAAAGTGGAGCTCTCCGGCGTGGCGCTCATGGATGCGTGCATCACCAACCGCCTGCTTGCTTCGGACGTCAACGCGGGGAAGATCACAACGGGACGCCTCGAGAGCGCGAACGGGCTCTTCATGCTGGACCTCGATACAGGCGAGGCGGTCCTTGAGAACTTGAACCTGGGCGGCAAGGTCCAGGGTAACGTCGTGGCAGAATCCAACGACGGCAAGATGCGCATAGTCCTTGTAGGCAAGGACCGGACCAAGGACGTAAGCGCTCAGATCGCCCTGGAAGGCAGGAACTCACTGACAGCGGATTGGACGCGCAAGGGCCTGATCTGGCTGGGCTATACCAACCATACATCGGCCTGTGCCATGCAGAATTATGAGGTCGGCACGGGCTATGTGGCCAGCCGGCCTACTTTCGCGCATAACCATTCCGCGCGCGACGGGATCCTCGTCAAGCCGTTCTCTCAGGATTATCTGAGGGCGGCATATGGCACCTATCACGGCTATCGCCTCGTTCGCCGGGACATCGCCTACGACAGCGTAAACAAGCGACAGTATTCCTTCGAAAATATCCCTGAGATCAACGTGGCGATAGGAAATATGCTTTCCGGGGAAACAGTCGAGTGCGAGGGCGTGTGCACGCAGAGCTACACCCTGAACGAGGTGGCGCAGATCGACTTCGACCTGATCATCACAACGGCAGGGAGCGATTCCGGATCAGTAGGGCTATCAAGGGCGCTGATGAGGCAGCTTAATGAGGAGATACCGGTGATCACTCCACTGACCGGAGGATCTGTGCGGGTCTATGATGCGACAGGCGTGCTCAGGAATGATCTGGGCGTCACGCTCCAGGCTTCGGATAACTTATGGGTGCTGGCGACCATCGATGGAGCAAGTTATGCGCCCGTGCCCGAATCATCGCTGACCGCAGGAATGAGGCTCATAGGCACATGCTACGGGGTCTATAAATTTGAGGAGGACACGTAATGCTTACAGTCAGAGAGAAAACGTATGAGACCGAGGACATATCGACTGGTTCTGAGATCTACGTTACGGTGCAAAGCGCAGACGAAGCTGCGGAGGCCTACCTTAGCTTGCGAGATATGGGGGTATTTACGCTGGACGGGCGCAGGTATACGAGCAAAACCGTGTCAAAGATCACTCTCAGCGAGGTGAGAGGCGGTGATATACGAATCATAATTCGTCTTCGTGAGTTGGTGACGGCTGACTTTGCAGATGGCGTCAAGCTCAGCGAGGCGAGGGCGGAAGCCGAAGCCGCAAGGGCGGAGCTCGAGGATCTTAAAACACTGGTAGCGCCGCTGATAAGCGCTAAGACAGTGAGCACTCCTGCAGTGGAGACGCTCACAGCCGCTTTTCCGGACCTGGCGATCAAAAAGAATGAGGAGGTGATCTGATATGGCTATCGCAGAGGAAAGGCTGCCGGTAAGCGATCTTACACAGCTTAGCAGTGTCGTAGCAGACGACATGCTGCTTACCCAGACATCGGGCAGCAACGGGGACGTCATGCTGACCCCCATCTCAGAGATCATCTCGAGGATCCTGGAGCCCATCTTCGCGCAGCTCGACAGCCCCGCGCTGACCGGGGAGCCTACGGCCCCCAGCATCGAGGACAACACGGCGGAGGATGACAGGATCGCGACTACGGCTTTCGTTCAGCTGATCGCGGCGCTCAAGGCCAACACGGCAAGCCCTGAGTTTACGGGGCAGGCACACTTCGCGGACCACGTACCGACCACGGAAACGGGAGAGGGCGAAACGGTCGCCCTGGCAACCGCGGCAGACATCCAGAACTTGAACAGTCAGATGGAAGATGCCGCAAGAGATACCAGTGAGCTGGCTGAAACGGTATCACAGATCAGTAACAAGTTAATCGCAGCCGGCACTAGAATTGCCATTCTCGAAAATTCAAATCTCAGCAACGTCAGTCTTACAATAGCTAATGCCTCAGCATTATATTCATTTTTGTTAGTTGAGATGGCGTGCCAGGGCTGGAGTAACACATATCTCATACCTACACCATACGCGACATCAGTGTGGGCACATTTTGGGTATCATAATGGCGGTTATTGCACAATCGCCTATACTTCGAACAAGCTCACATTTAAGGATGCGTCATTCGCAACAGGGATGACCAGCGCTACGGTCAGAGTATACGGCATCCGAAAATGATGCATATCAGATCGGCATACGTCAAGTAACGAAAACCATATCCGCACGTCAGGGTGAAGATGAGGTAAGAAATTAAGAGTGGAGGTTAACAATGTTAAGCATTGATGGGACCACAATAAGACTCACTCGAGGAGATACGCTCGAGGCAAAGGTTAAAATACTTGTCAAGGATCTCGGAGATCAATATGTTCCGGGACCCGGAGATGTGATCAGGTTTGCGCTTAAAAGCAGATACAGAGATGAGGAGCCATTGATCATTAAAGCGATTCCCAATGATTCGCTGATTCTTAGGCTTGAATCTGCAGACACCAAGAAACTCAAAGCGAGAAAAAGGCCTTACGTCTATGATATAGAGCTTACTACGGCTTCGGGCACGGTTGATACATTCATCGATCGTGCTTTGTTTTATGTAACAGAGGAGGTGGTTTAATGCAGTATCTGGAAGGGACGCTGGAAGGAAAGCTGGTACGTGGATACTCGGCGTATGACATAGCGAAACAACATGGATTTGATGGATCGGAGGAGGATTGGCTTGCCTCGATCAAGGGCGATACTGGAGAGAGAGGAGATATGTCAAGTGCTCTGACAATCTTGGACGGAAGGCTTTGCTGCAGATACAGAAAGGAACAGGATTAATGGGAAATAACGAGTTTTTGGAAGAACCGGTTATACTGGATAAGACGGGCGTTAGAATCGCAGAGGCACTGGAAAACAGGAACGTTCAGAGGGTCTATCCGCTGGAGTTCAGCAAGATCCTTGTGAACAACGTCATTGAGGCTATCGGCAATCCTGAGTATGTGGAGGATGTGGAGAAGTATGCTGCATACGGTATCACGGAGAAAGGCTGGTATATCTTTGCCAGGATCTATGCCAATGACGGCGGTTTTGTGTCGGTGGAAGGCGTTGCCGGATACATTGCGGAAGCCGGAGCCGGTCATGTTGATGTGGCAGTACTGTTTGGTGTGGCATCTGTGTCTCAGGTGGTCGTGATCGACTGGGGTACATACCAGGAGACATTTGCATTCAAGGCCACTGACCTTGCGGTGCGGAACCTTGACTACCGTGTCACCTTCTATGTCTATGATGCGGATGAATTTGCGACATGGCATTATAAACGCTCTACAGATACAGTGTTCGTTGGAACGAAATACTATACCGAACATAATGGCGTCTACACGCAGGCGGCAGTAAAGGCTCACGAGCATGTACCGGCTGACACCTACTATACACACGCCTATGCACTCGCGACAGACGAGGTATTCCAGGATGGGACCGTTTATTACACCCTTGAGGGCGGTGTTTATACACCTGCAGAAGTTGTTCCCGGTGATCCGCTCGTTCCTGAAGAAGTGGATCCTGCACCGGTCTATTATGTTGACCAGTGGACCCTCACGACGGATCTTCGCTTTGTAGGAACTAGATACTATGCAGAACATGACGGCATCTATGAACAGATTGCGGTCAAAGCTGGAGAGCCTTGCTCTTACTATACTAAGGTAATCACCTATCCTCTGCCAGGAACAACTAGTTTCGTTGGAACAGAGTACTGGACTCCTGACGATAGTGATCTCGGATATGCACGCGCAGCAGTCATGGCAGGTGAGGAAATCCCTGAAGGCGAATACTTTACACATGCATACCTAAAGCTGACGGCCGCAGGAAAGTTCGCTGAGGGTGTGAGGTACTACAAGCTGGTCGGTACAGAATATGAGTTGCAAGAAGTGACAGTTGGTGCTTCTTATGCTAAGAACGTCTATTACATCGATCAGTGGACAGAACAGTCAGGAGTGTTCGCAGGCACGGCATACTATCTCAAACAGGGCGGCAATTACGTACAGGTTCCTGTCTTTGGTGGTGAGACGATCCCCGCGGCTTATTACACGCAGGCGATCAATTACGCACTGACAGCTGACGAGACCTTCGCAGTTGGCAAAACCTACTATATCTGCAACGGTAATGCATTTGTCGAGGCGGAAGTGGTTGCCGGAGAAGCTGTAACAGTCGGGACTTATTACGAGCAGATTATCAGCTGGCCTCAGGCTACAGGCACATTTGAGGACGGCGTGACCTATTACACAGCTCCTGCAGGTGTGTATACCGAAGCTGAAGTAACTGTTGGTGAGACAATCCCGGATGATGAATACTGTGTACAGCTGATCAGCTGGCCGCAGGCGATAGATGAAAGATTTGCAGCCGTTGAGGTATATTACACCTTCATTGATGGTGCATATAGCGAGGCTGTAGTATCGGCTGGAGCGGCAATCCCCGTCAACCTTGTACATGAAAAGGTCACGATCGAAGGTCTTGTCCGCAATGTTACCTACAGGCTCAACGAGATTGTGGACTGCCCGATGGAATTCATCCTCCCTGTGATCGAGGACGAAACACACGGGTGCTGGTTTGAAATCCGGTGTCGCCACGCCGGAGCGTACAGCATGGAGCTTGTGGCTCCGGAGGGCGTCAAGGTTGCGACTGAGCACACGCAAAAGGAGACGGCGGGCGTCAATATGATCAACCTGCACTACACGAGCGTGGACGGCGTAAAGATCTGGCGCTTTATGAATACCCACTCAAACATCCCGGCGTAAGGAGGTAAAGATGGAAAAATACAGTTATATCAAGCTGGAAGACGGCAAGATCAAAAACCTCCCGTCTCACGATCCGAACGGGGAGATCCTTGTGGGTCGCCACATGATGAATCTCAAGGAGTGGATGGACGAAAACCCCGAGGAAAGGAAGCGCCTCGGATGGATCAAGCACATCCATGTGGACACAAGAGAGATCGAATACAACCGGCAGACCCAGTATCTGCAGCATTATTACCAGCAGATTGACGAATATACGATCAAAGACGAGTATGAGATCATCGATAAAAGTGAGGAGATGATGCTGCTCGAGGAGCTGTCTGAGGGCGCAAATCTCGGCGTCACGGGCGGAATTATGTTTGTCGGAATGGAAGGAGAATTTTGATGGAAAAAAGGCTTGAAGAAATGACCCAGATCATGACAGAAAAGAACAGAGAGATTGCAGGCAAGCACCTCCCTCCGCTGGATCCGGAGGGGGAGACGCTGGCCAAGCACAAGCGGGAGACCTTTGACATCATAGATACTCCCGTCGATCCACTCAGGTAAGGAGGTGGCTATGTACGACATTACTCCTATCACATCAGAACATCCCACTGACTGCGGCGCAACCTGCCTCAAGATGCTCCTGTCTTACTATGGCGTAGATGTTCCGCTCGATCAGCTGATCGAGGAGTGCAACACGGGCATCGTTGGCTGCACAGCCAAGGATGTACTAGAAGCCGGCCGTCTCCATGGCGTCGAAATGCACGCCTACAAGACGGACCTGGACGGGATCCTCAAGGTGGACAGACCTGCAATCATCTGGTGGAAGCGTAAGCACTTCTGCGTTTTATGCGGCGTTGATGAGGGCGGGAACATCGTGATCATTAACCCGGACCGCGGTCGCTACAGAATGAGCAAGAGCTTGTTTAAGTGCTGGTATTCCGGGATCGCGCTCTTTATCGGCGAGCCGGTAGACATCGACGGCGTGGAGCCCGTCGAGGTTTACACAAACATTATCGCGCCGTGATATTGCGCTGGCGCAATAAAGACATTAAAGACAGAGCGTCCTTCGGGACGCTCTTTTCATGGGAACGGGAACCTTTGGAGGATAAAACATTGGAGCACATTGTAGAACAGTTCATTTCATCGGGGCAGGCGCTTGCGTGGCTGGCGATGGCATTCCTTTTTGGATTCTTCGTCTATAAAGAGTGGCCTGAATTTAAACGCCGTGTATCCGGATCGGCTGTAAAAGAGGTCAGCGATAAATCGGTGAGCGAGAGGCTCACGGCAATCGAGAAAGATATCAGCGAGATCAAAACAAAGCTGGACATCGATTATACACGCCTTAATGATATGGACAGATGGAAGAAAGGCATGGAGCAGATCGTCACGGAATCACTGGAAGAGCGCGAAATTCTCATGCAAGCCATGCTCGGTGTTCTTGGCGGCCTTCAAGAGCTGGGGGCCAATGGTCCAACAAAAGCAGCCAAGGCAACCATACAGGACTATATCAACAAACAGGCGCATAAGAGAGAAATGGAAAGCTGAAAGATACCCGCAGTGGGGCACAGAAAGGAGACATTATGAGAGATATTATTATGGAATTGCTTAAATTAACCATCATGATCGTAGCCATGTTGATCACAAGATATGTGATCCCTTGGCTCAAGGCCAAGACCGAAAACGATACCATGTCGGTACTGATCGATTGGGCCATGCAGGCGGTCCTTGCGGCGGAGCAGGCGCATCAGGCGCAGTCCGGGGCTGAGCGTAAGGCAATTGTTACGAGATTTATTAAGCAACTCCTCGAACAGAAAAACCTGGCGCTGTCTGATGAGGAGATTGACGTTATGATCGAGGCCGCTGTAAAGCAGATGAATGCGGTTAAGGAGATCGGAGCTACAGCCAAAAATGAATAATGATAAATGCAGAGAGATAACGATAAAAGCAGAGAGGCCTTCGGGCCTCTTTTTTTATATGGAGGATACAAATGGGTATCAACATTATTAAAAACGGCAATTTCACACCGGGCAGAAACTGCGGCACTCGAACGGAAGGCGTCAAGTACATCGTTATCCACTACACAGGATCCGAGGGAACGGCGGCCAACAATGTGCAGTATTTTAACGGCGGGAACAGGGGCGCCAGCGCGCACTACTTCGTGGACCGCTCGGGGGAGATAAGAGAGTATTGTGATCCTGCCAAGTATTATGCCTGGCACTGCGGCGGATCCATCGAATCCAGTCATCACCCCCTGCACAGCAAGTGCACGAACCGCAATTCCATCGGTATCGAGATTTGCACGCATAACAACGGCAGTAGCTGGGAGTTTACGGCGGCAGCAGTTACGGCGGCGGTAGAGCTGACCAAATACCTGATGCAGAAGTTCAATGTCCCGGCAGACCGGGTGTGCAGACACTATGACGTGACCGGCAAGAGCTGTCCGAGGGTGCCCGGCTGGGGCGCAGTCGGAGGCGATGCGGAATGGAAGAAATTTAAGGCGAGGCTGACCGGTATCTCTGTCACAGTCTCCCTGAGTCGTGGCGATCAGGGCGACGATGTGGAAAAGATGCAGAAAATGCTCATTGCATGCGGTTATGACTGCGGCGGATGCGGCGCGGACGGTTCCTTTGGTCTGGACACGGAATCCGCTGTTCGGACCTATCAGCGCATCAAAGGGCTGACCGTTGACGGCGTATACGGTCCGAAGACGAGAGCCGCTCTGGAAGCGGACTACAAGAACGGTGCAAAAAAGCCCGTGGATACGAACAGGGAAAAACACTATACAGAGGTATTCATCGACGAGATCGCTCCGCTCGCACAGGCGGACATGAAGGCGCGCGGCATCTGCGCAGCCGTCACCATCGCACAGGCGATCCTGGAGAGCGGCTGGGGACGCAGTGACCTTGCCAGGAACGCGAACAACCTCTTTGGCATGAAAAAGAACCTGTCCGGGAATACCTGGCCCGGCTCCACATGGGACGGAAAAAGGGTATGCACGAAGGATACGAAAGAGGTATACAGCACAGGCGCGGCGACCGTGAAGGCTGATTTCCGTGTCTACAATTCGTACGCTGAGTCTGTGGGCGACCACAGCGCGTATCTGGCGGGCGCAAAGAACGGCAGCGCCCTTCGCTATCCGGGACTGGTAGGGGAGACAGACTACAAGAAGGCGGCTGCCATCATTAAGGCGGGCGGCTACGCTACGGCACCCGACTACGTGGAGAAAATCGGCCGCCTGGTAGAGCAGTACGGTCTGGCCAAATACAACGTGGAATACAAGAAAAAGGAACAGGAAAAAGCGGAGACCAACCCGGCGGCTGCGCCTGTTGCCACTGAAAAGCCCAAGGAAATCCGCATCTTTTATCCCGGCTATAAGCGCACGTCTTCGCCTGACTGCAGGAAGGGAGCCGGTTGTGTATGGCACGACCAGAACGGCCATGCGATCGTCATCGACGCATACATGGAAGACAGCGAGCCGGCAAAGCGCCTGGTACAGTACCTGGTCGACAACGGGCTGACCAAGGTCTCATTTGTAGGCACGCACGCACACGTCGACCATCTGGGCGGCGGGTTCCGCCTGCTCGAAGACAGACGTATCACTGTCACGGATGTTTTCTGCCAGGATCCCGCAACGCTGAAGCTTGCAGGTGACGGGAGCGAGCCCGGGAAAAATGTCCTGGACGACAAGAACTACCTTAAGAAGTTCATCCGCGAGGCAAAAGCAGCCGGGGCAAAGGTGCACTACGTTGACAACGAAAGCACGATCAAATGCGGCGAGATCGCCTTTGATGTGTACAGAAATCAGCCAAAGAAATGGTCGAAAGAGTTCGACTACCCCGAAGGCTGGGCGTACGTCAACGACGGTTCCCTGTGCCTGTACAGTAAGCAGTCTTACTATATCATGGCGGGCGACGCGGACGCTTCCCAGTTTGCCGAAGAGTACAGCCTTATCGTCAAGGGCGCGGAAGTCGGACACCACGGCAACAACGGCAACGGCACATCTGCACGTATCTATGTGGCACATGGCTGCATCTTTGCAATCCAGTGCAACAACGAAGCAGGGCAGCCGGGATCCTGCGGTTTTACGCAGTACGGCAGCGGGCGCATGCGCGAGCACGGCGTAAGGTATGGCAGCTGAATGCCGACATCTACGGCGTGATCAAAGCGGGCAAGGCGACCTTCACGCAGAGCGGGAAATCCATCTCCTGGGCGGTTCCCTTTGGCGCGCAGCTTTACAGGGTACGCACTTCGTGGGCGGATGCCAAGACGCAGAAGGGCGCATACAATGTCCTTGCGAACGCGAAAGCGGAAGCGGACAAGTGGAACGGTGCCTACGCGGTCTATGACTGGAACGGGAAAGAGGTATACAGGCCGGACAAGATGCCTACTCCCGAGCCCACACCTAAGCCGGAGCCTAAGCCTGAGCACAAGCCCGAGCCTAAGCCTGCACCCGCTCCTGCGGACGGGCTCTTCCGTGTGCGGAAATCCTGGGCAGACAGCAAGTCTCAGGTGGGAGCGTACAGAAACCCGAAGAACGCCATAGAAAAGGCAAAGGCAGCAGGCAGCGATTATGAGGTCTACGACGACCACGGCGTGCCTGTGTACCCGGACAGCTACAGGACCGGGTATTTCC